TCAGAGATTTGCGGATTCTTATGGATTACTTTATCCTCGTCCTCGTCGTCGTGATAACTGTCCTCATCTACTACGACTACCATTTCCTCTGCGTCTTGTTCTCCATAGTACTCGTCTAGCTTTCCATCCTTAGCAGCTTCGTATTCTTCGTGAGTTTCAAAAGGCATATAAACAGTAAAGCCGTCGAATATATGTTCGTGGTATCCATCTCCGCCCATCTCTTGCGCTCTTTCTCTAGCTTCTGCAATCGTAGTGAATACGTCAACCATACCAGCTACTAATCGCTTTTCTTCTGGCTTGTCCTCTATAGGCTCTGGAGTAAGGTCTGGCATATCGCTATTACCAAGAGGCAGTAGGTTAGCTGGGACGTAATAGTCGTCCATAGCTGGATTTTCTTCGTCCTTACCGTAACTCATAGCCATGCGCTTTTCGTTAGGTGTTAGCCACCAAGCCTGAGTCATTTGGCTTACTACTTTTTCCGTCTCCTCTTGTAGTTCTGGAATTACTGAAATATCAAAATCAATAAATAGTTTTTCTCCAAAGTTAGGAGCTAACCAGCGATTTAACTCGTCTCTTACTTTGTATAACTCTGGAATTACAGAATTTGTATAAAGCATTTTACGAGCCTCTTTTATATTGTTGTAAGTAGCACTCTCAACGTTATTAAGTAGTACCGCTGGAATGTTATAAATATTACAGAGGTCTTTTATTGTTGTATTATACTGCTCGATAAGAGATAAGTCGGAGGCGTTAAGTCCGAAGTTAACCCAGCTGAGTTTCTTGGGTGTTATGATTACATCCCCAGCATTATTAGAGCCTTGATATTGTTGGCGGAACTTTTGCTTTAGTTGACGAGCTTGAGTTTCGTTGAGGTCTCCCTCTTCGCTCATTAGTACGCCTCTTGCGGTTTGATTCTGTAAGTATCTAACTCCAGTAGTAAGCGCCTCGTTATTAGCATCCATAGAACGCAGACCAGCTCTTAGCGGACTCATTCCATACAAAGACGAACCAGTCCCATCGTATAATGGGTTGAAATCTTTGATATGACAGATATCCTCCGCAGCCATTTGATACGTTCCATTATAGTCCATAGTATAATGGTCTATTGGTTTCATAAGACCGCCAGAATGTATTTCTATTGTTTGACTAGGCAGAACGTAAAGCTCTCCGTACTTCCCTTGATTAACTCCTGAATCTGGAGCTATACCGTAAATGTATCTATTACCAGTTAGCTTTCCAAAAGCGATAAGCTCAGTAATAAAAGAAGAATAAGATTGAGCTGGATTAGGTCGCTCTAATAATTGGTGAAGTTCGGTATCCTCTAACTCTACTAAGGCATTTTTAAGGCTTATTGTAGAGCGGTGCAATAATGAAGAATCAAAAGACCCTGAAGTTAGAGCCTTGTATCTTTTTAATTCGTTTTGGTTTTGTACCTCATAAACTTGAAAAGGTACTGTCGAAGCAGCTTTGGTTATAAGATTTATTATTGCGTAAACGCTAGAGTTAAAACGATAGCCTTTGTTAATATAGCTGTCGTCGTTATCCTCCGAAGTTATGAGAGTTTCGCCTAAAAAATTATATACTGCCTTGTTAAAATTGAGGTTAGTCGACTGGTTGTTTTTACTAACCAAACCTCGTAATCTGTCCAGAAGTGACGCCATTTAAAAAACTTTTTACAAAAATACTAATTATATAACAAAGAAATCGTTTCGCTTTGAATACTGACTATAGACTCCGTAACGTATGCAATCCATCAAGTGATTAAAGCGGTCTATTGGCTTATTTATTATAGTCCCATCTTTTAATTCTTCCCAGTAATAGCTAGAATATTCTTTAGCTAAATTAGTTGATTCTTCCGATACATATACCTCGAACTCTTTTAGCAAACTTATACCAGCACTAATAGAGCCTTGACCCTTTATAGCTGGTTTAGCATATATACCCATACGGCGAAGCTCCTCTCCAGATTTTGGTTCTGCGGAATCGTAAAAAAGAAGCGTTCGGTCTAAGTTTTTTTCTTTTAAGAAATTAGCTAAGTCTTGATTAGTCATTCCAGTTTTATATAGAATTTCGTGGATATATAGCTTGTCGCCTTTCTTGAATATAATACAAGCAGCGCTAGGGTCGGCTGAGAATCCAAAGTCTAATCCTATGACTGCCTCATTCTCTAAATCCATCTCTGGGAAATCCCCATGAGGAATAAAATTCCAATTACTAAATATTTGTCTAGCTGAAAAAACTGCTCTCTGACCCTCACCGAATACCCTCCAGTAATCTGGGTCTCTGTCTTTCATTCTTTCGATTTCAAAGACTAATTCCTTACTTAGAAATTTATTATCCTTATAAGTAGTAATCCAAGTGTCGCAATCGCTTCTAGGAATAATTTCGTCGTATAACCAATGTATAGGGTCGCTAGGGTTAAAATCGATAACCATATAGTCAGTAGTCCGCATATTAATCTGGCGAAAGTCCTCGATAAGTAGTTCGTTAGCTTCATTTAAAACTGCTATATTACGTTTTCTTCCTCTTATTTTTTGTGGCTCATCTACAGATAGAAACTCGACGAGGTGCTGACCATATCGAAAAGTATTCTCTGCCTTATTGTGCGTTCCATCGTAGTAGATACCAGTCTGCTCTAATATGCTTAGGAAGTCTCTTTGTATTGAACCTTTTAATGCTGGTAGTGTTTTTCTTACTAGAGAGATTACTAGAGGCTCATTTGAGGTTGTAAGTAAGTAGGCTATATATTGACAAATGGCGTACGTCTTACCGCTCCTAGTTCCGCCTTGATGAACTCTAAATCTAGCTTTAGAATTTATTAGGTCGTAGAATTGACGGTTGCATTGTTGTACTGTTATTCTTGACTCTTGGCTGGTTTCCATTCTATAAGTGTCGACTTGATACCGCCATTATGTTTTATTTCTTGCTTAGTTCCATTGAGTCTATGCGCCTCGTGTTCTTCTGCTATCATTTTCATAGCAGCAATCTGTAGCGAGGGTGTTTCTGAATTAATCCAATTAGAAAGCATTTTAGTCTTTTTACTGACTCGCATATTTTCAACCGCCTTTTTTATAGAGTCCGATTCGTGTAACTTATAATCATAAAAAGTACTCTTTGAGCAAGGCAAATAAGCCACAATATGCTCGATAAACATAAGTTTAAACTTCTGTATTACCTCCAGAGATTGCTTTTCTAGTTCTTCGTATTTATACGCCATTGTTATTTTCTGTTTGTAGTCCATCGGAACTGTAGTCCGACTAATAATAAATATATTGTAAAGGTGTGAACTTTCTCATCTGAGAGCTGAAGCTCGTCCATTTCGTCGTTATAATAGTCAGCACCAAATACCAGTCCAAATAAAGGATAAAAACTAATTTCTGCCATTATTATATTTTTTCCAAAGGTAGATATAAAATTCCTTTTGCTTAATATCAATCTCTTTGCGCTCGTACTCTTTGCCAGAAGTTTTTAGCTTACCATTATCCTCACAAAATAAAACAAATTTAGAACCTCTTTTAACTGGATAGACCCTAACGTTGTTTTTTTCTGCCCAGCTAAAGGCTTTGTAAAAATCATCTAATAAATTAAAATCTTTAGAACGGAATTTCATCTTTAACTACTGTAATTCGGTGAGAGTTTTTATTTACATCCTTATAACTACCTCCATTTTTAAAATCTGGAGCGACTAGGTAAGAGCCTTGCTTACCGTTTTCTTTTCTTTTTACTTTTTGAATAAATATTTCTACGGCATCTGAATCTAGTTTAGTTCTTTCTCCAAGTCTACGGTAGACAGTAACGCAATTATATGCCTTATTAAAAAAGTCAGAACTCCCAGAAATATCGTAAGGAGTTGGCACTTTGTAAGTTTGATTCATAGCTTCCATTTTTCTAGGGTGAGCTATTAGAAATAAATGCGTATTGGTTTGTTGTACGAATTGGGTAATCTTAGAAAGAGAAGCACCTATATATGAAAAATCTTTTTGAGCAGAATGGTCTAACATATTCCAAGGGTCAATAGTTAAAATGTTTACGCCTTTTTGAAATACCAATTCTCTAAATTTTTGCAGTATTGATTCTAAACTCAGATTTTCTAAATCTATTTTGACAAAGAAAAAATGTTCTTCTATAAAATCTTTAGTATTATTTAAATCCTGAGAATTACAGTTTTTTTGGTTTAGCTTATTGGCTAGTCTTTTTATATGCGCCTCGTAAGGAAAAGACTCTGGAGCAAAGAAAGCAGTTCTAAATCCATATTTTAAAGCCAAATTGACAGCTATCTGGTCGAAAAAATCTGACTTTCCTGAGTTTGGGATACCAGTTACTACTGTCCATTCTCCCATAGCTATTTTAAAATAATCGTCGTCAAATCCTAAAGAATAATTTTTTATGCCTTGCTCATTGAAAAGAAGTACGTTTTCCCAGATATCGTTTATTGAAATAATACCGTCTAATGGAAACGATTTGGATTCTTTTAGAATGTTTCTTAGAACCTCAGCGCCTTTATTAGTTAGTACATCGTTAGCGTCTTTGTACTCTTGAAACTCAACATAACTACAGCGATATTTACCTAATCGTCTAGCTAATTCATTTCTAAGAGCAAGTCCAGCCTCGTCGTTATCAGTACATAAAACTATTTCTTCTTTGTCCTCGAAATATTGATAACAGTTGTCTAAATATTCTAGGCGATTATTCCCTTTAGAAGCGCCATTGGGTACAGAAACTACGGAATAAATACCAGCCTCATGTAGACTAAGAGCGTCCATTTCACCCTCTACTATATAAATCTTTTTTGATTCTTTGATATTATCTAAGCCATAAAAGATTAACTCAGCTCCAGAAACGAGTTTAAAATTTTTCTCGCCATCTCTATATTTAACGTTAATCAGTTCGCCATTTCTATAGTAATTAAAATTTATGGCTTTTCTGCTTTTGGATATTTGCGGAAAATATTCTGTAGACTCTGAGACTTTCCAATGACTAAGAGTAGCTTTAGAAATACCTCTTTTATTGAACCAGCTAACGGCTCTATCTCCTAAATCTACGTTAGCCTCTGGAGGTTTTACAAATTCTTTTTTCGGTCTAAACTTAACATTTCCACCCCAGCCACAGTGATGACAGTTATAAAGACCTTTTTCAATATTAATAGATAGAGACTTGTCATTTTTATTTTTTCTTGTTTGGTTACATTTTGGGCATTTTACTTTTTGTTCGATTGCGTTTGATTTGACCTCGATTCCAAGGTCTAGAAATTCGTTTATCATAGTGAGTTTATCAGTTTGGTTATTTTATAATGGTTAGCTAATTTATATAAACATTCTTTTAAATTTTCTTTTCTTTCATAATTTACCCCTTGAGTATATATTCTAGTTACTGTAGTGTTAGCCATTGTAACTATCTCTGAGGTATCTGTTTCGTGTTCGCAATAGATAACAAAAGCCATACCGTTAGACTTCTGCCAAGAGTCGGCTATTCTTTTGAATAAAAGCTCTTGTCCAAATGGTACGTCTACGCCTTTTAATTTTACTTCAAATAGAATTAGAAATTGATTGTCAAACTCTAAGACTGCATCTATATCACTTGGGTGAATCTTCGAATCGCCTACTCCTCTAAAATCTAAAATCTGTTTTATTCTTTTCTCGTGTTTTATCATTTTAATAAATCGAAATTATCACCTTTAAATTTTACCAGTATTTGGTCTAGTTTAGAAACCCCAGAAGCGTTTTTTTTTCTTAGAGCTGGTAGTGCTAAAAATATATCTTTCCAAAATGAATCCTCTCTAGCGGTTTTAATTAATCGATAGAGTTGTCTAGGATTTACATTGTCGACC